GACGCAGAATGCCGGCGGCGATTTTCCGTTCCAGACGGAGATCAACAACAACCGGCTGTTGTCTTATCCGGTTGTGGTGTCATCGACGGTGCCGGCTGGCATGGTGATCTTGATTAATGCCGACGATCTGATGGTTGTTCAAGGGGATAGCCCAAGGTTTGATGTCTCAGATCAAGCTACGTTACATTTTGAGGATAGTTCCCCACTACAATTGGTAACAGGGGCACAAGGGAGCGGAGTCGTTGCGAGTCCATCAAGATCGCTTTTTCAAACGGACTCGTTGGCACTCCGCATGATATTACCCATGAACTGGGCGCTGTTAAGGACAGGCTCGGTCGCATGGGTGACCGGGGTCACATGGTGATATAATATGTTAAAGCGGAACGGGTTGTTGCTCGAACAACGACCCGCTCCTAACCATCAACTGCTGTGTAGGAGCGGCCAATGGCTGATCGTGTTATCTCGCGTGCGGAAGCACGGGCGCAAGGACTCAAGCGGTATTTTACCGGCGAGCCGTGCCTTCGCGGCCACAGCGCCGAGCGCTATGTGAAATCTGGGGAATGTCTTGATTGTCACCAGTTTCTGAAGAGCGACGCCGCAGAGGTTAAGGAGGAAGTAGCACGGCGTATTCGGAATGCCGATCTGCTGCGCCAGGCAAGAGCCGACGGACGCGCCACCTATTCCACGGGAGAACCATGCAAACATGGGCACTTGAGTGATCGGCGATCTCTCGACAGTAAGTGTGTGGAATGTGTGCGGATACGCAGCGAAAGTCAGTGGAAGCGGTGGGCAAACAACAATCCTGCAAAGAGGAAAGCAAGCATATTAAAGTGGCGGGAAAACAATCCAGAGATATGGCGTGATAGCAATCGGGCAAGCAAAGAACGTAACAAGCATAAATATATTCCACGGCAAAAAGAATATTATCAGGAGAATAAGGAAAAACTTAAAGAACGTTACGCACAATATTACGATGACAAGAAGGACTATCACTTAGAGCGCGCCAAAGTTGGCGGTCATATACGTCGCGCCAGAAAACAGGGAGTGGGCGGCACACATACCGCCGCCGACGTTGCCGCCATACTGAAGGCACAGGGACACCGCTGCCCCTATTGCCAAGCGGACTTGCGCAAGGTGAAGCGACACATTGACCATATTATGCCGATCGCGCGCGGCGGGTCGAACGACAAGACGAACATTCAGATTCTATGCGAACCGTGTAACAGGTCGAAAGGCGCGAAAGACCCGATCGCATTCGCGCGGGAACAAGGACGGCTTTTATAGCCATGCAACGCAGATATGGATGGCGCACGCCGGGCAGACGACTTGCCCGGCATCTCGTCACAAAGGAGGATGTTGATGCAAACCAACCTGACGGAGCAACAGCAAGCCGCAAGGTCGGATTACGACCAGCAGAAGGAGCGCCGGGCGGCACTGACGAACCTGACCTTGCGGGTAACGGAAAGCCAGACGCCGACACCGACGCAGGAGGAGAACGACCTGGCGAAGCTGGGCCTGCTGCACCCGGACGAAAAGAGCCAGCCGGCCGCGCCGGAGATGCCGCCGGTGGCGGCGCAACAGGCGTTCGTGTCCAGCGGCGAAGGGAAGATGGAGCCGGTTGAGCGGGCGCGGGAAACGCCACGGGCACCATCTTCCCCGCAGCCGACACCACGACCGCAGCCGGAACAGCGCCCGGCGGACCGCAACGTGCCGCGTCCAGCCGACAAGCCCTGATGGCGCAAGCCTGGGCGGGGATGCTGCAACGCGTCTTCCGCCCGCGCGCCAAGGCTGCGCCGGCCACGATGGCAGGGTACATCCCGCCGACCTGGCCGGCGAATTTCTGGCAACTCGGGTATGACCCGATCCGGTCAGGCGGCGGCGCGATCGTTCATAGCTGCATCGCTTGTTACAGTCAGACGGCAGCTATGTGCCTACCGACGCACTGGCGTTCCACCGGCGACGGTGGGCGCGAGCGCGTGACGAATAGCGCGCTGTCGCGGGTTATGCTGAAGCCGAACGCGTACCAAAGCGGCAGCGATTTTATCTTGAATCTGGTTGGCGCGCTGTACAGCGACGGCAACGCCTACGCTTTTGCGACGCGCAACAACCGCTTCGAGGTGGCCGAGCTGCACCCGATGGACAGCGCGTCTTGCGGCGCCTGGGTCGCGAGCAACGGCGAGGTATTCTACAGCATTGCCGGCAACCCGGTGGTTGAGCGGCTGCTGACGAAAGAGGCGGCAAAGGCGGTGCCGGCGCGCGACGTGCTGCACCTGAAGCTCGATGCGCGCGGCGGCAACCCGTTGAAGGGCGAGCCGCCGTTGACCAACGCGATGCTCGATATTGCGGCAAGCAATTCGATGGTGCGGCAGGCGCTGGATTTTGCCAGCAACGCCGCCAAACCGTCCGGCGTCTTGACGACCGACCAGCCGCTCGAAGCGTGGCAGACGAGCGAAATGCGCCAGATGTGGCGCGACCTGACCACCGGCGCCAATGCTGGCGGCACGCCGATCTTGAGCAATGGGTTGAAGTGGCAACAGGTGTCGAGCACGTCGCGCGATGCGCAGCTTGCCGAGCTGTTGCAGATCAGCGATGGGCGGATCGCAACGGCCTACCGCATCCCGCTGTCGCTGCTGTCGCTGTGGGGCGCGCAGGTGCAGTCCGGCGGCGAAGACCAGATGCGATTCTGGGTGAGCGGCGCTTTTGGATTTGCGCTTAACCATGTTGAGGACGGCATCGGCCGGTTCTTCAACTTGGGCGGCTGGCCGCAAGAATATTTGGAGTTCGACACGGCGGCGCTGCTCCGATCGAACCAGCGCGACAGGATCGAGGCTCTGGCGAGAGGCGTGCAGGGCGGCATTTACAGCCCGAACGAAGCGCGGGCGCTTGAGGATCTACCCGCGGCAGACGATGGTGATTCTCCCAGAGTTCAACAACAGGTTGTGCCACTCGATGCGTGGTCGCAAACGCAGCCGCAGACGCCGCGGCCGGATGCGCCGCCGGCGCCGCCGCCGGCTGGCGCAAACGAGAACGAGACGGCGGACACTGCGGCGGCGAAGGCGGCCGGAATTGCGGCGGTTCGGAGGCAGTATGCCGGCACTCGATGAACTCGCCGAAGCGCTCGGCGGCGAGCTTGGCGCAATCGCGGCGCGAATCGAGCGGGATCTGACATTGCGGTTTGCGCTGGAGGCAGAGAAGCTGCGCGCCGGGCAGGCCGAGTTCGAGCTGCGCGTCGAACGCGCGGTGGCGGATCGGATGGCGGCGGTGAAGGACGGTGCGCCGGGGCCGCCAGGCGATCCTGGGGAACCTGGCGAGCCGGGGCCGCGCGGCGAACCCGGTGAGGCGGTTATGGGACCGGAAGGACCGGAGGGCATTCCTGGGCCTCCTGGGCCACCGGGGCCGGAACCCTATGTCGGCGAGGTGTGCGGTCTATTTGACCCAGAGCGGGTCTATCGCAAATATGATCTTGTCAGGATGGACGGCGCCGAGTGGCGCGCGAAATACGATGCGCCGGGCAACTTGCCGGGCGATGGCTGGACCTTGGCAGCCAAAGCCGGCGAGCGCGGCAAGCGCGGCGAGATGGGTCCGCGAGGGCCAACAATCATTGAATGGGCGGTGCGCGATTACCGCGCCGTGCCGGTGATGAGCGACGGCAGCGTCGGGCCGCCGTTGGATCTGCGCAGCTTCTTTGAGCAGTACCACGCCGAGGCGGCGGAATGAGGCCGCTCTATACGGCGATCGTGACGCCAGCGGCCGAGCGCAATCTCGTTAGCTTAGAGGATCTGCGAGAGCAACTGCGAGCGCGGCCGGGTGATGCCGCCAATGACAGTTGGTACGGCAAGATAATCGCGCGGGCGAGCCTGGCAGCGGAACGGTACTGCAACCGGATCTTCGCGAAGCAGACCTATCTCGATACGTTTATGGCGGACGTTACCGGCATAGCCGGCGAGCCGCTCATCCTGAGCCAGGCGCCGGTCGATCCGGCATCGTTGGAAGTGACGGCATCCGGTACCGTGCTGGGCGCGGCGGATGTGGCGATCGAACCGCTGGCCGGGCATTTGTGGCGCGTCACCGACCCGAAGGCATGGGTCAGTGCGGGCGGGCTGTCGGTTGTATATGACGCGGGCTTCGATCCGGTGCCGGCTGATGTACAGCAGGCGGTGCTCGATCTGTGCACGATGGAGAATGCCGGGCGGGGCCGCGACCCGATGCTGCGTGCCACTGA